CCATAGTAGGAAAACGTGCGAGCCAAAATGTCAGGGTTCTCCACGCTACGCATTCCCTGTTGGGCTTCATACAATTCGACTGCTGGCGCATGAACCACAAGCATTGTTCCGCTTGCAAGGTTTCCGTCAACAACGATTTCCAAACCAAGTGGGTTCATTCCTGACCATGAAGCGGCCGATCCTGCACCAAGGGTGTTCTGACCGATTAGGCCAGGTGCGCCAATGGCTGGAAATACAGGTCGATTTACATCGTCAACCTGGCTACCCAGTTTTTTCCAAACATCAACACTGCACACCAAATGGGTTGGGAACAAATTAGTTGTTGCCGAAATGTTTTCTGCGCAACCATAAATTCCAGTAATCAACGTTGAAACATCACCTGCGGTGACAGTCCATGTGTAACCCGATGCCTGCTTTTGTGCCACCAAGTAATCGGCTGCGATGTTGTCGGTCTGCTGCAAATACTGGCCTGCAAGGTCATTCAAAATTACGTTCATTGCTGCTGGGTCTGTAAAATCCATTGTCTGTTGTGCAATTTGGATTGATCCAGCGACGGTTTGACGGGTCACAGTGTTTGCCGAAAGGGTCATTGTCTGTGAAGTCACAGCCGTTCCCTGTGTGCTTTGAACGCCTGCGGCGGTGTGCTGTGCAATGGTTGGGCGCGTGAATGAAATTCCCGAACCGTTTGGCATTGCGCGTGTACCGAATGCGGCGACTACTGGCCGATATTGCAGGTTGATATTTTGGAACACAGGTCCGAGCACTGGAACAGGTAACAAACCTGGGGTGTCGCTGGTCAAGTCTTGCGAAACTGCTTCAATTGCTGACTGATTCTTGCGCGCTGCTTCTTGGAATGCAGCGTTTACTTTGCGGAAAGTGTCTCCGCCAATATGCATTGCAGCCAAGTATTCGCCTGCTGATGGCATTTTGAATTCGCGCTTTGATTCAGCAAAAACAACTGGGGAAGTTGGGATTGCTGCTTCGATTGGGGTTTCTTCTGACATGTTTTCTTTCTCCTGTTCTAGAACTTCTAATTTGATATTACTTATTTCGGTTTCATCTTGTGGGATACTCTCGGGTTCGCTGGCGGCAACCTGCGTGATGACGGCATCGGCGAATGCTGGGCGGCCAGTGACTAGTGATAATTCGAGCCAATCGGCGGCCTGCACAAGCATTGTTCCATCGTCTTGAATCTTGAATTTGGTGGGGTTTACACCAACGGAAACGCTGTCAATTACGCCGTCAAGGCTTAGTTGCAGGGCTTCTTCGGCGCGTGATGTTTTGCTGAAACGTGCGGAAAACATCATTCCTTCGGCGGTTTCTACGCGCTCGGTGACAATGCCAACGGCCTGTTCAGAATCGTGGTTGACATACAGTTTCGGGGCTTTGCCTTCGGTTGGCAAACTGCCAGCCTCAAAGATCACTTTTGTTCCGTCGCTCACGGTTGCTGCGACACCGTAGGGAACGGCGACACCTGAAACGGTTCGTGATGGTACGCCTTCCACTTTTGATGCATCAAGGGTTAGGTCGTGCGATATTAGTTTCAACATGTTTCTAGTTTTACTCCATGCGTGGGGTTTGTGGTGGATTCATTTCGTCATCTTCTCGGCTCATGTCGCCTTCGATCATTTCGTCTAGGTATTCTTCCACATCAAACCTGACGATTGTTCCTTGTGGCAAAACGTTGTTCATTGACAATGTTTGTTCAATTGCGAGCATGTACGAACGGGCCGCGAAAACTAACAAATCCATTCGTGCGCCCTGGTTGCTTTGATAGGAATATGATCCGATGCTGTTTCCGTTAAGGAAAAACGGAACATTGCACATTCGGGCCGCTTCCTTGGACTGATATTCGGCGGCTTCGTTCAGCATCATTTTTGATGCATCAACATCGGTTGGCTGCCATTCAACAAACTGGTTGATCGCTGCGATTTGGTTAGATTTGCGCGCCTGTTCAAATGATTGCGCTAAGTCAGATAGTTCTTGTGATGACAACGGTTCGCCCGTAGTGCGTAGCACACCTGCCGGCAACGCTGAACTGGCATTGCGTAAACGTGCCTGTTCTAACGCTAATGATGTCGCAATGATTTCTGATGACTGGTAAAGAATGCCCTGATTACCGCCAATAATTTGGATCACATCATCGGTTGGCAATTGCGCGCCTTGAAAATAGATTTCCTTTGATTTACCAAACGCGAAAACTGGTCCATTCATGTCAAGCGTGTTCACCATTGCGGCAGGTAGCCGCGAAAAGGAAGCAGGCATTCCGTCGCTAGTCCTGCTACTAACCCAAAGGAAGCATCTACCGAAGAAAAAAAGATCATCCAGCACCCAAGACATAAACGCTGAATAACTAAGTTGTGGGTCGGGTTGTGCGAGCCATGATCGCGGCGCAATTGGTTCGTCAATCATTTCTTTTGATGCTTCATCCCAACGCCTGCGATACATTTTCAACGGTGTTGATCCAAGAACTGATGCGATTAAGTCGCGGCTGCGATTTATAGTTCCCACCTGCATTGCCTTATTCCTCGCATCACCTTCAATGTAGGAATAGAACTGGCCGATGGATTGCGCGCCTGATCCGTTGCCTGTGTAGTACGTGCCACCTGCTGCGGCCTGCACTTTTGGGTCATCTTGTGAGATTGCGGCTTTTGTAACGCCTTTTTTGAACAGGGCCATGGTTTTTAGTTTCTCATATCTGTCGGAAAATTAGTGGCATTGGCCTAGGTCTATCCGATCCCGACGAAAGGTAAGCAAAGGCCAACGCCGCTATGACTTTACCTATTTGGCAGGGCAATGATGGGTTTTCCGCTTATGACGGGGCGACTGGCCAGCGCGGCCGCCCACACCATGCATCGAGCCAACGCAATTTCGCCTGGGCTTCGCTGGCTTGACAAAGCAATTGATGATTCGGCTTTCACGGCGACTGCGCGTTGCACGTGTTCTGATAGTTGTTTTGACCCGTCGTGAACTAGCAGGCCTTCATAGATCATGTTTTTTACGCCCTGGGTGTAGCGCACTATTTCGCCGTAACCAACGATTTCGGTTCGGGTTTGGTATTGGGTAGGCCAATGAATTTGGATTGATGGCGAAATAAGGAAACGAACATTTGTTGCCGCTAAGCGTGTTACTTCGGCCAGCATTGCCGAATAGGTATCTGCCACGAATGCGACGGTGACAGCCACCCTGCGATCAGGCAGTTGCACCGCGCGCACCCCGAAATAGCGTGAATCGTCTAAAGAAACTTCAATCGCACAGAACCCACCGTCAGGAATCGGGTCGCTGTATTCAAGCGCTGGCCAAACACCTGGCGGAATCCACCCCTGATCCGAAGCCACCCAAAGGTTGCATGATGCGCGCAAAAACTGGGCGCGGTTCGGGTTTAACGATTCGGCGCGCAAAGTCTCAACGCTGATCGTGCGCCCCAAACTAGGGTTTCCCCACACCCACGTTGATTCCGCATTCACATCCAACGACGGATCGGGTGAGAATTCGGCGAAATAGAAACTGGATGTTTTGTTTTGATCTATGGCGCGCAAACCCTGTTCACGCCACCGTTTCATCGCAATTGATGCTTCCGTTCCAGCCGTTGACCACATAGACAGCAACGGTGATTGGCGCGCACGTTGGGATGGGATCAAACCGCCGTCAATTGCTTCGGGGGAAATATCCCAAATTTCATCGGCCACGATCAGGTCGTTTGATGTGCCGTGACCAACGTTTGGTTTCGCGGCTCGAATAGTCCAGCGCGTGCCGTCAGCCATCGTGACCGCATTCCGCCCGTAAGCCTTCACAAGTTTCGCCCCAAACTTAACTTCAAGGGTGTCGCCCAACAAATCAAACAAAGACACCGCCAAGTCAAGACGGTTCGCCGTAGTCAACACGGTTTGTTTCTGCCCCCGTATTTTCGGCATCTCTGTTAACCACCAACCAACCAAAGCAGCCAACGCCGTTGACTTCCCGTTCTGTCGCGCAGTCGAAACCAACGAAACACGATTCAACAAATCCCCATTTTCATCATGAAGCAACTGCTGATCCAAAACATGCTGCTGCCAAGGAAACAAATCAACGCCCAAATGGTCACTAGCCCATACCCCAACCATCGGCCCGTACGATCCAGCCGCATCAGGAACAGGGCTTTCCAATCTCGGCTGATCCTGGCCAGTTTCGGCCAGTTCCAAACCGTTCGGGGATAAGGGAAAGCG